CGTGATGATGCTGAAAATGCCGAAAGAGTGGCCGTAAGTTTAATGAAAAGAATATACGAAAAATATGGCAAACCTAATATTTGACAATGCCTGGCTAGATCTGGGAGATCTCGATAAAATAGTTATTCCGACCAATCATATGATTGGCCGAAGCAAAGAAGATATAGAAAATCCTGATTTACATTTATTACGACTATTAAAAGACCCACGATATTTTGGTACCACAGTAAAACTATTATTCGATATAGAACTTCATCCTATTCAGATAGCTATATTACAAGAATTTTGGATTCGACCATTTCCTATGTTTGTGGCTAGTCGTGGTTTTGGTAAAATGTTAAGACCAGACGAACAACTAAGAACCCCGAATGGCTGGACCACAATGAAAAATATTAAAGTTGGAGATAAAATTTATGGCGGAGACGGTAAATTAACAACAGTTATTAATAAAACAGATCTACAAAATAATTTAGATATGTATAAAATAACGCTAAGAGATGGTAGAACCATAGAATGTTGTGGAGATCATCAGTGGAAAGTATATAGTCAAAAAAATAAAAAATGGAATGTATTGAAGACTAAAGAAATGCTAGATTTTAAAAGAGATAGAATTGGAGGCAAGAGCAATGGAAAAGAATATTTGTATGCTCTTCCTATTAATAAGCCTTTAATAGAGGAAGAACCCCAAGATCTTCCATTACACCCATATATTGTTGGTGTGCTTTTGGGGGATGGATGTTTGACACAAAATAGAATAACTTTTAGTAGTACGGATCAACATATTGTAAATAGAATCAATAGTTTACTACCCATGGGATATTATGTGTCCACCCAGGCAGATGGTATTACTCATGGTATTAATACTACTACTAATATACCATTCTATAAGATTATAGAACAAATTGGTATACATAAATTAAACAGTCACAATAAACACATACCATTAAATTATTTATATGGTTCATATGATCAAAAAATAGCTCTATTACAAGGACTGATGGATACAGACGGATATTCTAATGGAGAATCGGTTATAGAGTATTATACGGTATCATCAGATTTGAATAGAGATACTTTAGATTTAGCTAGGTCTTTAGGTATTCACTGTAAATCTACTAAGAAATCATCTATGTTTCGTGGTAAAAAATATGCTGATTGTCATAGGATTTCAATGTATACAAACGAGGCTATTTTTAGTTTGCCTAGAAAATTAGATTATCCGAGGCTATTTTTAGTTTGCCTAGAAAATTAGATTATCTTAAACACACAATATCAAAACAAGGTCAATCAAAATACGACAAGGTATTTATTACAAATATAGAGCATATTGGTAAAGGTAGTGGCTATTGTATAATGGTTGATAATGATGATAGTACCTATATTACTAAAGATTATATCGTTACTCATAATTCATTTTTAATGGCTATGTATTGCACATTAAAATGTATCTTTGTGCCGGGCACCAAGATTGTGGTGGTTGGTGCAGCTTTTAGACAGAGTAAAATCATATTTGAATATATGGAAACATTGTGGCGAAATAGTCCTATTCTCCGTAGCATCTTTAATGGAAACGATGATGGTCCGCGTCGTGATGTGGACAGATGCACAATGAGATTGGGCGAAAGTTGGACAATAGCGGTTCCTATGGGTGATGGTAGCAAGATCAGAGGTTTAAGAGCACATATTATCATCGCAGACGAGTTCGCATCAATTAGTCCAGAAATTTATGAAACGGTAGTATCAGGTTTCGCTGCTGTTAGTGCTAGTCCTATTCAAAATGTTAAAGAAGAAGCTAAAAAAGCAGCTATGACAGAGGCTGGATTATGGAATGCTGAATTAGAAGCGGTACAAATTAAAAAGGGAAATCAAGCTATTATAGCTGGTACAGCAGATTATAGTTTCAAGCATTTTGCTAGTTATTGGAAAAGATACAAAGCTATTATTAATAGCAGGGGAGATCAGCGTCAATTAGAGGAAATATTTAAAGGTGAGGTTCCAGATAGTTTTAACTGGAGAGACTATAGTATTATTCGTATTCCATACGAACTCATTCCCAAAGGATTCATGGACGATAAACAGGTAAGCAGAGCCAAAGCTACTATTCATACTGGTATCTATAATATGGAATATGCGGCTTGTTTCACAGAAGATAGTGATGGATTTTTTCGTCGTAGTCTAATAGAAAGTTGTGTTACTAATGAATCTAAACCAATCATTGTTAATGGTCATAATGTTTTATTTGATGTATCAACAAAAGGGAATCCTGATCTTCAATATGTTTATGGTATAGATCCAGCTAGCGAAAAAGATAATTTTACTATAGTTATTATAGAACTACACAAAGATCATAACAGAATAGTTTATGGTTGGAGCACCAATCGTAATAACTTTAAGGATCGTCAAAAAACAGGATTAGTTAATGAATATGATTTCTATAGTTTTTGTGCTAGAAAAATTCGTAATTTGATGAAAATTTTTCCTTGTGCCAGAATAGGGTTAGATGCTCAGGGTGGTGGTGTGGCTATCGAAGAAGCACTACACGATCCTGGCAAACTAGAAGAAGGTGAAAATTTAATCTGGCCAGTAATAGATATGAATAAACCAAAAGATACTGATGATCAAAGCGGTTTGCATATTCTGGAACTAATTCAGTTTGCACGAGCAGATTGGACAAGTCAAGCTAATCATGGATTGCGTAAAGATCTTGAGGATAAAGTTTTACTATTTCCACGATTTGATGCTGTTACTCTAGCACTAGCATTGGATAGAGAAAATAAGGATATATTAAATAGCGATATTAATAATGTGTACGATAGCGAAAGTGAGTGTGTGCTAGAAATTGAAGAACTCAAAAATGAATTAACAACAATAGTCATGACTCAAACTAGCACTGGTCCAAATGCTAGAGATCGATGGGATACTCCAGAAGTTAAACTACCCAATGGTAAAAAGGGTAAATTAAGAAAAGATAGATACAGTGCTTTATTAATAGCTAATATGATAGCTAGACAAATGAGCAGAAGTTTAGAACCAGTTTCATTTGATATAATTGGTAATAACTTAGCAGAAGTGGCCAAAACAGATGGTCAAATGTATAAAGGACCAAACTGGTTTACAGAAAACGCAAACACTAATATATATGGTGGGATTTATCGCTAATTGGTGTAAAAATAATAATATCATTAACGAATCAATCATGATTGTATTAATTTTATGATTATAACCGATCTAAATTACTGTAAAAGATGTCGTAAGCCAAATTTAGTCTCCAATAAAAATAGAACTAATTATTGTACTAAATGTGCAGCTAATATTGGTCGTAATCCATACACAAGATACTCATCCTCTTCCAATTTTATTAATACTTCTTTTGAAGATGCTATTGATGGAGATTATTGGAATGGATTTACAAAAATAAAATATACAAAACAAATCATACAAAAAATAATTGATAAATTTAATAATATTAATCATGTTATTTCTGATAATAAACTTTATAAATTTAAGAATTTTGTTAATCAGCCCTTTTTATTTCTTGTTTCTGATGGCAAAAAAAACTTATTAAAAATTGGACAAACAGTAAATCCTTTTAATAGATTTAGTCAATATCACAATATATCTGAACATAAACCAATTAGATTTGATTTATTCAGCGTTGGATCGTTTATAGAACAAGATCTATATGAAGATAAACTTAGAAATTATTTAGAATTTTTAGGATATTTATTACCAAAAGACAACACAAACTGTAGACTTAAATATATTTAAGAAAATATTATGCCTAGAAAAAAATATCCAAAGAGTGAGAGTATTCCAGAAGCTCCCAATACTATGCCAGAAAAAGCATATGTTACATGGGACGATAATGACCTAAATAGTAAACAACAAGCTCTGGATGAATCATCTCGTAGTTTAGAAGAATTTGGCTTATTTGCCAACAAGTCCACAGCAGCAACTAGTCGTTTCAGAAACTTTATGAATTTGGATGGGCCGATATCTGGCCGTCCAGGTTTAACAAAGAGTGATTATGACTATTTTAGACCAGACGAAGCTGTTCCCACAGAGATCAAAGCGATCTTTGCTATGGCTGATCAGATCTATAACAGAGTTGGATTAGTTAAAAACGTTATTGATCTTATGGGCGATTTTGCTAGTCAGGGCATAAGATTAGTTCATCCCAATAAAAGAATAGAAAGATTTTATCGTAATTGGTTTGAGAAAGTAAAGGGCGAGGAACGTAGTGAACGCTTTCTTAATCATTTATATAGAGTAGGCAATGTGGTAGTTAATAAACAAACAGCAAAAATTGGTGTTAAAGTTGCTGAAAGTATGTATAGAACAAAAGCTTCTCCAGATTTAATTATTAATAGTGATGAAGAGGTAGTAGAAAAAAGAGAAATACCTTGGAAGTATACTTTTATTGATCCAAGAGTAGTTGATATTGCTGGCGCATCATTAGCATCCTTTGTTGGTAAGAAAAATTATTATATCAGTATACCAGCATCATTACGTAAAATTATTAATAGTCCAAAGAATGAAGCTGAAGCAGCTATCGTAGCTCAGTTACCAGAAGCCATTGTTGAATCTGCTAAGTCCAAGAAACCATATCTTCTAGATCCAAATAAAACACTAGTATTCCATTACAAAAAAGATGATTGGAAAACATGGGCATTTCCAATGATCTACAGTATTATGGATGATATTAGTATTGTGGAAAAACTTAAATTAGCAGACTTAGCAGCTCTTGATGGTGCTATCTCTAATATAAGAATTTTCAAACTAGGTAGTCTAGAGCACAAGATCGCTCCAACACAAGCTGCCGCTAGTAAACTAAGTAATATATTACAGGCTAATGTTGGTGGTGGCACAATGGATTTAGTATGGGGACCAGATATT